GCTGCCTGTGTTCCTGTACGTGGCGCCATTCCAAAAGCAAGCTCGACAAATTGCCTGGACGCGACTCAAAGTGATGGCCGCACCATTCATTGCGATTGGCGAGATGATCGTCAATGAGACCGAGGGCTCGATCACCTGCCAATCGAATGGCGCAGTGATTCGAGTCGGTGGTGGTGACTTGCCACACGCGTTACGCGGATTGCGAACCGATGGGATCGTGATCGACGAAACCGCTCAGATCAAACCTGAGGTGTGGGAAGAGGTGTTGTTACCGACAACGAGTGATCGAAAAGCCTGGGTGTGGTTCCTCGGTACGCCGCATGGGATCAACTTGTTCAGTCAACTGTTCTATTCAGCTGAACACAAAGACGATTGGGTGCGTGCTAGGTATTCAGTGTACGACACCGATGCAATCGATGCGGATGAAGTCGAGCGACTCAAAGGTGCAATGAACGAGAACACGTTTGCTCGAGAGTACCTGTGTGACTTTGCGGCCAGTGCAGATGATCAGCTCATGAGTTTGTCAGACGTCGAAGCCGCGGCCTCGAGGAGCTACAAACCCAAGTCAATGAATTACGCGCCACGCATCATGGGTGTCGATCCAGCTCGATTCGGTGATGATCGATCCGTCATCGTGAAGCGCCAGGGCTTACAGATGTTCGATCCGATCGTCGCTCGAGGCCTGGATAACATGGCGCTTGCCGAACTGGTCGCTGAACACATCGATCAATGGCAACCCGAGGGTGTGTTCATCGATGCAGGTGGTGGTGCAGGCGTGATCGATCGATTGAGGCAACTCAACTTCAGTGTGATCGAGGTGAACTTCGGTGGTCGAGCGATGAATGCCAGGTATGTGAACAAACGCACTGAGATGTGGTGGGATATGGGTGAAGCGATCAAAGCGAACCTGGCCATTCCAAACATCCAGGATCTGAAAGTCGAGCTGGCGACACCGACGTACAAATTCGATGCGGCGAATCGCGTCAAGCTCGAGAGCAAAGATGAAATACGTAAGCGATTACCGGATAGTGGATCGCCTGACATTGCCGATGCATTAGCGCTCACGTATGCCATGCCGGTGAAGTCTCGAGGGGACGTTAAGATGCTCAGAGCGGATCACGACTACGATCCATACGCGAACGTATGATCCATGACGTATTCAACGAATTGATCTACGTCGAATGGTTCGATGCTGTTGCAGAATGCGAGTGGAGTGAAGTCAAAAAAGCGGAGGCGCATCCGTGTCGATCGATGGGGTTCATTGTCGCGGAAACCGATGACGTGATCTGCATTGCCTCGACCGTTTCGTTCAAAGAATCAAACGCGAAGATTCATATCCCAAAGGGCTGGATCACCAAGACCATTCGATTCGGCGTATCGCGTATCACGCGTGCGCGTCGAGTGTCCACCTAAGTCCAGATTCGCGCATAGCATAAGATCAAATGACGACTGTATCGATCCATGACTCGAGCTGGCCAGTGATACGAGCAGATCCGGATTACCACGAGATCATTCGCGAATACGCGAGTGAATCCTCGATCACCGGTATGCCTGCATTCAATCCAGATGAAAAATTGTATGCTCAATTGGAAACATTGGGCATCCTTCACGCGTTCACCGCGCGATTGGGGCCATTCCTGGTCGGGTTCATTGGGCTGTTAGTCACGCCTAACCCGCATTACGGATGTCTGATCGGAACGATCGAGAGTTATTTCGTTCAAGCGCAGCATCGTAAAACCGGTGCGGGATTGGAATTACTGGTTACGGCGCGAAAAAAAGCCGTCGAGCTGGGTGCAAAAGGGTTCATGATCTCAGCACCTCACGCGTCAAACCTGGGTCGAGTCCTCGAGCGCCGATCATTTACTCACACTAACGATGTGTATTTCCAGTCACTGTCATGAATGAGCTCACGATATCCACCACGGTCGAGGGGAAAGAAAAACTATTGGCCCTCGAGCAATACCTGTCGAATCTACCGCAAACCCCAATTGATACGTCACATACGTTTCACGCGGGGGTCTACGCGCGAACGATCACCATCCCGGCAGGCGTAGCGCTCACCGGCGTGACCATTACGATTCCGACATTACTGATCATCACCGGGCATTGAGCCGTGACGTTAGGCGACGAGGCCGTGACGATCGAGGGCTATGAAGTTATTCCCGCTGCCGCGAATCGCAAATCGGCATATCACGCGGTGACCGATACGCACGTCACCATGATTTTTCAATCCGATGCCGTCTCGATCGAGGCAGCTGAGGATCAATTTACTGATGAGGCGGATCGATTGATGTCTCGTCATCCTTTTATTCAATCACAGGAGTTAAACACATGAGTGGAGCCGTAACCGCCGCTGCTGTTGGCACCGCAGCTGCTACCTTTGGCGCATCTGCCGCAACAGCCGCAACGATTGGTCTGGGCGCTGGCACGATGGTGGCCAATAAACGCGCTGCCAAAACGCAGCTTGAGTCACAGCAACGCGCACAAAAACAAAACTTGGATATGGCTAAACAAACGCAAAAGCAAGCCACTGAGAATTTCAACGCCGCCAATCAAAAAACGCCAGATATCTCCGGGATCATTGCAGGCAACGCGCGAAAATCCAAAGGTGGTCAAGCCTCGACGATGTTAACCGGGTCGGGTGGCATAAGTAACGATTTACTCAATCTCAGTTACGCCAAACCTTTGGGAGCTTAATCGCTATGTACAAAAAGAAGAATTACGACTACACGTCGAGAGACTTGTTAATGGGTCGATGGACTAGCTTAAAGAATGAACGGTCGACCTGGGACGCGCATTGGCGTGAGATCAGTGACTATATGCTGCCTCGATCCGGTCGATTCTTCTCAAAGAGAGTTAATGACGGGGGTAAACGTCACAATAATATCTACGACAACACCGGCACGATGGCGCTGCGCACATTAGCCGCTGGGATGATGGCGGGTATGACATCCCCTGCGCGACCGTGGTTTCGACTGGCGACTCAAGACCAGGATTTGATGGACTCGACCCCTGTGAAATTATGGTTACACGATGCCACGCGGTTGATGTTACACATCTTCTCGAGGAGCAACACGTATCGATCGCTGCACTCGATGTACGAGGAACTCGGTGCGTTTGGTACTGGGGCGGCCATTATCACGAGTGATTTCGATAACGTGGTGCATCATCACCCACTCACGATTGGCGAATACGCGATACAAACGAACGCGAAAGGGCGTGTCGACACGGTGTATCGAGAGATGGAAATGACCGTCGCTCAGATTGTGAAAGAGTTTGGTCTCGAGAACGTGTGTCAAAGCACCGCTGATTTGTATGACCGGGGTAACTTAGATCATTACCGCACAATCATTCACGTGATTGAGCCTCGAGCGGATCGCGATTTGCGTAAAAAAGACAGTCAGAATATGCCGTTTAAGAGCTGTTACTTTGAGCTCGCGTCAGACCATGACCAATTGCTGCGCGAATCCGGTTTTGAAGAGTTTCCAGCGGTCGCACCACGGTGGTCGATCACCGGCGGTGACGTGTATGGACTGTCACCTGGGATGGAAGCGCTTGGCGATATCAAACAATTGCAACATGAGCAACTCCGAAAGGCGCAGGGCATTGACTATCAAACCAAACCGCCCATGCAAGTGCCGACAGCACTGAAAAATCAACAGATCAACACGCTACCTGGCGGGGTGACTTACGTCGATACGGCCAATCAAAGTGCGGGGATTCGTTCGGCGTTTGAAGTGAACCTGAATTTAAATTATTTACTGCAAGATATCCAGGATGTGCGCGGTCGTATTCGCGGTGGGTTCTATGCGGATTTGTTTATGATGCTGCAAAACGCAGATATGGGTCGAATGACCGCGACCGAGGTGGCGGAACGCCACGAAGAAAAGTTATTGATGTTAGGGCCGGTGCTCGAGCGGCTGCATAACGAGCTGCTCGATCCGCTGATCGACATCACGTTTAATAAAATGGTCTCGTCTGGGATTTTGCCACCTCCACCACCGGAGCTCGACGGGACGGAATTGAATGTGGAGTTTGTGTCGATGCTCTCCCAGGCCCAAAAAGCGGTCGGAACGAATAGCGTGGATCGATTCGTCAATAACCTGGGCGTGATCGCACAAATGAAACCGGATGTGCTCGACAAGTTAAATGCGGACGAATGGGCTGACGCGTATAGCGATATGCTCGGCGTCGATCCGAATTTGATCACGGCCAATCAAGAAGTCGCGATGATTCGACAATCGAGAGCTGAAGCTCAAAGCCAAGCGGCGCAAGCTGAGGCACTCAATCAAGGTGCTGACACGGCACAAAAATTGGCACAGGTACCGACTCGAAATGGTGACGGCACAGCGGGTGGCGACATCATGGATAACTTGATGGGTTACACCGGTGTGTAAGTGTCCACCTAGTTCCATTTTCAAGCGTAAAACTAACTAATGAGTGATCACGATCCCTTTGACATTCGAGGTCAAGAGCGTGAGGCCGATGAAAGTAAATTGTCCTCCCGTCTTAATCGCGAATCCGAAGAGAGTGACATTAAGTGGCTTATGAGTAGTGCGAAGGGTCGTCGAATTATTTGGCGACTTTTAGACCGAGCGGGAGTGTTTCGACTTTCATTCAATACCAACGCGATGCAAATGGCATTTAGCGAAGGTAATCGAAATGAGGGTTTAAAGCTCTTAGGTCAGGTTCATTCGCTTAGTCCTGAGCTGTATCCCACCATGCTAAAGGAAAATTTAGATGGACGAAGTAGTAGAAAACACGACAACGGAAACACCAGCAGAAACCAATCAA